CCGATTGACGACAAGGCATTTTCAATTAAGGCCACACCAGTCCCTGAGATGGTGTCAAACTCAATTGCAGTTGACCCCATTACAAACCAGCCAATCACAAGGTCGTCAACACCAGAAGAGCAGCAGCAAGGCGCACCAGCACAAGTGCCCGTGACCGCACAAGAGGTAATTGACAAAAAGAACGAAGCAGCCAATACAGCAGCAGAGAAGGCCGAGCAGCGTATCTACGACTGGATGGTCGAGGCCAATCACCCAGCCATCATGCGTAAGGTGATTCACGATGCAGCGCGTATCGGGACAGGCGTATTAAAAGCCCCATGGCCTGAGTCAAAGCGAGAGGTGGCAGCACAGTCAAAAGATGATGGGTATGGGAATAAATCAATTACGGCTGTCATCAAAGAATCAGTAACACCATCAGAGAAGTGGGTTGACCCTTGGAACTTATTTCCAGACCCAAGCTGCGGCAATGACATTAAGAATTGCGACTATATTTTCGAGAAGGATATAGTAAATAAGTTCACACTCTCAAACCTAAAACTAAACCCAGCATATATTGCAAGTCAGATCGACAAGGCGATCAAGGCCGAGGCGGAAAAGAAGGTTAGCGGCGAGAACTATTCAGACAAAAAAGACCGCACAGGTTTTGAAATTTGGTTTTTCTGTGGCTCATTGAGTCGAGAAGATGTTTCTGGCATTGTGGACGACAAGGCAATAAAGGACTTCGGGGACGAGCAAAACGATACGCTGAATGTGATTGCCACAATGGTTAACGATGACATTGTGATGATTGCGCCAAACCCGCTATCGGTTAGCGGAGCAATGCCTTACAAGGTGTTCAATTGGCAACCACGCGCAGGCAACTGGGCAGGCGTTGGAGTTGGTGAGCAGGTTGCAGCAGGACAGAAGATTGTGAACGGCGCGACTCGTGCCATGTTCAATAACGCTGGCGTATCGTCAGGCGCTCAAATTGTGATGCGCCAAGGTCTGACACCCGCAGACGGTGTAATGTCTATCACGCCAAATAAACTTTGGACGATGGGCGACGATGTTTTGAATCAGACTGCTAGAGACTTGCTATCTGCAATTGAGATTCCAAACGTCACCCCTCAGATGATGACTGTGATCCAGTACGGCTTCAAGATTGCAGAGGACTCATGCAACATACCGCTTATCTCCCAAGGTCAGCAAGGCGCAGCAAGTCCAGCGACATTCGGTGCAATTGAGCTACAAAACAATAATGCAAACACGTTGCTTCGCAGTATTGCTTACAGCTTAGATGACTCTATTACCGAGCCGCTTGTCAGGGGATACTACGAGTGGCTACTGCTTGACCCAGATATTCCAAACGAAGAGAAGGGCGACTTCAATATCAATGCCACAGGCTCTATCGCATTGGTTGAGCGTTCTATTCAGGAGCAGAACTATGTGCAGTGGCTGGCAATTTCTGGAAATCCAGCATTCGGCATCAATCAGGAAAAACTGTTCAAGGAAATTATCAAGTCCAAGCGATTGAACCCAGAGTCTATTTCCATGACCGACGAAGAGAAGAAAGAGGCTGCATCACGACCAGCGCCGCTTGCACCAGCAGTTCAGGCCGCGCAAATCAGGGAGCAGGGAGCAACAGACCGCGCTAGGATCGACATGGACAGGGATACGGAATACCAGCGGGTGATGAACCAGAGAGCAGAGTCAGACGCTAAATCTACAAACGAAGACCGTCAATTGCGCCGCGAACTTGCGATGCTTGACTATGCAAACAAGCGCGGCATTACGCTAGACCAGATCAAGGCTGACCTAGCCAAGACCAGCATGAAGCTGAATGTGCAGCGTGAGCTATCAACGGACGCGCTAGCAGTTGGGCTGCATAAGCACCAAACCACACCACAAGCAATTACGCCAGCAGTTGAGCCAGCAGGCAGAGCGCCAGACGGACAGGCTTTTGCTAAGTGATGAAATTAACCGATGCAGAGCGTGCCTCATATTTGTGGGGCAAGCTATCAAAACATATCAACGAGCGGATTGAAAAGCTCAGATCGAATCTGGAGGTCATCGCACAGACCCCAGAGCAGACAACGGAAATCAGGGGACGCATAGCAGAGCTTCGCAGCTTTGTAAGACTGGCAGACCCTGAGCCTCAAAAGAATTCCCAGCAGGGATAACTCGCCGCAAGACGAGTAATCAACGCAACAGACGGTAACGCCTGCTTGCATTTGGATTGTCGCAAGACGATCAAAGTCAACGGAGAAAAAAGATGTCAGAAGTAAATGACGGCGCAAGCGTGCCTGAAACGCCTGCAGACGATGTAAGTTTAGAAGAGGGGTTTACTGGGCAAGAGCCGCAAGCTCAAGCAACAGAAGAGCCATCCTATGCACGCATCACTCAGGCGGATTACGAAGCGCTTTTGGCAAGGCAGGATGCTAACTCAACACAGTTTGATAAAGCATTCGGCCATATTGGACAAGTCAGACAAACACTCGAAGAACTGAAAAAGCACAACGAAGGGCGTGCCTCGGCACAAATCAGCGTTGATGCCTTCAAAGAGCTCGAAGAAGACTTCCCAAGCCTCGCGGAAAAAATCGTCAAGGGTCTAAACAGTGCAAACCTCCCTATGGGCGGTGGGCAGGCATTCGACCCAGCAGTGTTAGAGCAAACAGCACAGAGGATTGCACAGCAAACGATTGATGCGGTTATTCCCACATTCGAGCTCAAGATCCTCAAGGCACGTCATCCAGACCACATTGAAATATCGAAGAGCACTGAATTTTCTGAATGGATCAACACCCGTCCAGAAGACAAGGAAAAAATCTTCGCCAGCAATGACTCGGATTACGTCGCCAGTGTGCTCAGTGAGTTCAAAGCACGCAAAGCTCCTGCATCAAGTAATCGCCAGAGACAAATTCAAGCAGCCATTCAACCAAAAAGCACGGGGCAAAACTCAGGCTCGACGGTTGACCATTTTGAACAGGGATTCAACTCCCGCTAACCAATTAGGAATTAAAAATGACCACAGTTAATTACGCTCTCAATCCCGCACGGATTGATAAATTCAAAGGAGAAATCCTCCAACACGCAGTTGCACAAGAGGTTTTGTCGCGCCAAGGCCGCAAAGTCGCTATGCCAAAGAACAGCAGCAAGACCTACGTGGCTCGCCGCTTCCTTCCTTGGGGCGCATCCGCAGTCAGCCCAAACATCTTCTTTGCTAACGGTACAAGCGAGCGCTCTTTGGGCTTGGCTAACCAGCACTTGATGACGGACGGCGTGACTCCAACGCCTGACTCGTTATCTGTCCAAGACGTGTCCGTGGTGATGCAGCAATACGGTTGCCTCTACTCGTACACCGATCAAACAGCGGATATGTACGAGGACGACATCCCCAAGCAACTCATCATGCAAGTGGGCGAACGCGCCACTCTCGTGAACGAGTCCATCTGCTTCGGCACACTCAAGGCGAGTACAAACCAGTTCTACGGTGGCACAGGCACAAGCCGCGTCACAGTGAATGGTCAGATCACCTTGTCCATGCTCCGCGCAATTACCCGTTCTTTGCAAGCCAACCATGGCAAGCAAGTGACGAACATGCTCGGCGCAACGGCAAACGTGAGCACCGCCGCAGTGTCCGCTGGCTACTTCGTGTACTGCCACACCGACCTTGAGGGCAACATTCGTGACCTGCCAAACTTCTTGCCAGTTGAGCGCTACGGCGAAGCAACTAAGGCAGTTCCGTTTGAAGTTGGCTCTTGCGAGCGCTTCCGCTTCATCACTTCGCCTGAGTTCGTCTCGGTGCAAGATGCTGGCGCGGCAGTCGGTGCAACGGGTCTGTACTCCACAACGGGCACAAGCATTGACGTGTACCAGTTCATTGTTACCGCTCAAGATGCTTGGTCTCAAATCGCCCTGCGCGGTAAAGACTCGCTCAACGAAACCTTCCTGCCAACAGGCCAGAAATCAAAATCTGATGCCTTCGGCCAGCGTGGTTACGTGGGTGCATCTTGGTACAAAGCCGTGATGATCGAAAACCAAGGCTGGATGGCCGTTGGTAACGTCGGGCGTACCGTTGTTTAACACTTAACAAAAAAAGGAATTCAATCATGCAACACAACGAAATGTCCCCAGTCACACTGGGTCTCTCTAAGGCTGGCCTTACCGCTGGCACGACAACTACGTTTACTACTGCGAACGTGTTTAACTTTGCTGTCCAAAGCAAGGCTTACTCCAAAGCAGCAGTGACGAACGGCGCGACACCTACTCTGGACACGGTAACTGGCTTGGCATTCAAGCCAATCTCTGCCAATCAGGGCTCGGTGGTTGTATTTGGCTTTGATACCTCGGGCAACGTGAAGTGCGCTCAAGGCGATGTGCAATCTTTGGACGTAAGCGGCAACTTTATTGTTGCACCATCGTTCCCACAGTTGAACACCGACCTCGTGTGCCCTTGCGGTTACTTGGTTCTCAAGGCTGGCTCAACAGCAGTGGGCACGTTTGTGTTTGGCACAAACAACTTGTCAGGCGTAACTGGCATGACCTACACGTTCCAAGATGTCATCGCATTGACTGGCCGACCACAAGTTAGCTAAACACTGCAATGAAGGTGAAAGGGGCTGCTTCGGTAGCCCCTTTTTTTATGCCTGCTCGCAGGTGAATTTAGGAGTTAAACATGACAGTAGAAACAACAGAACGACCAGCCGCACGAGGACGCGCTCGCGCAACAACGCACTCAGACGAGTTGCTAGTTGGCCAACGCAACGACCTTCACATCGAGGGCAGCGACTATGTTGAACGCGGAACTTTGATTGAGCCCGTAGAGACAGCCCTGCCAAATGGCTATGTGGCGCAATTAGCCTTCAATGAAGAGCCCGTCAAGATTATGATTAACGCCCAAGGCGAGAATCCAGAAAATGCCGTATTCGTTCAAGTGAACGGCAAGGGTGCAGAGATTTTGATGAATGGTGCATTCGTCTCCATGGGCTTTATCCCGTGCGACATCGAAGTGACGACCAAGCGCAAATACCTCGAAGTATTGGCACGCGCAAAGAAGGAATCTATCCAAACTGATTTTGGTCAAAACCAAAACAACGGCGAGTCCTTTAACGTGCTCAAGCGTCGTAATGCGCTCCAGCACAACTTCACCGTGGTTGAGGATGCAAATCCTATCGGACGTGCATGGTTGCAGTCAATCATTGCTGATAAAGCCTAATGAACTTCCTGCAACTAGCACAAAGACTGGCTTTGAAGTGCCGAGTCACTGGCTCGTCACTAAGCACTACGGCCAATCAGGGCACTGAGTTAGCTAGGCTTATTAGCTACATTCAAGAGGCTTGGATGGACATTCAAGGCCAGCGTGATAACTGGTGGTGGATGCGTAACTCATTCAGCTTTGTGACGGTTGCAGGGAAAACCAACTACACGCCTACACAGGCGGGTATTTTGGATTTTGGCAATTGGGACTTAGAGACATTCAGAAACTACGTTACAGCCTCTGGCATTAGTTCGGAAATACTGATGACGAGCCTCGACTACAAAACATGGCGCGATCAGTACCTGCTTGGCGCACAACGAAGCACATACAGCAGGCCAACAGTCGTGGCCATAGCGCCAGACAAAAGCGTTTGCTTTGGCTCTATTGCAGCAGCAGGGTACACAATCCTTGGCGACTATTACCGAGTGCCAACTGAGTTGACATCAGACCAGTCAACTCCAGCACTGCCGTCGCAGTACCACATGGCAATCATTTACCGCGCCATGATGTACTACGGAACATCAGAGGCAGCAGCAGAAATCTATCAAGAAGGGCAAGCTGAGTATTTGCGATACATGAACCGCATCGCACGAGGCCAGCAAGACTCACCAACGATAGGCAGCGCTCTCGTATGAAGATGCCTGAGACGAAGGTTTCGTTTTTCCCGCTAAAAGGTGGCCTTGATCTTGTCACGCCTCATATTGAAATATCGAACGGAAAGCTCTACGACAGCAAAAACTACGAGCCTCAAATTTCAGGAGGCTATCGCAGGATTGACGGGTACGAGCGATATGACGGGCGAACAGCAACACCAACGGCAGCAAAGTATTGGACTCTTTCGTACACAAACACGGCGACCCCAGCAGTAGGCGCAACAGTGACGGGAGGGTCTAGTGGTGCGACAGGCGTTGTGCTGGCAGTTAACGGTACGACCTTAATTTTGGGAGTTGTTGTTGGCGGATTTACGCAGGGCGAGGCGCTGACAAGTGGTGGCTCTATCGGTGTATCTACAAGCGCATCAACTGCAAGCGGAGCAACATCTGCCAGTGATGATGCTGACTACATGCTACTGGCCGCAAACTATGCTCGCACAAGCATTCAGCCAATTGCGGGCAGCGGCTCAATCCGTGGCGTATGGATTTACAAAGATGTCACCTACGCATTCCGCGACAACGGGGCAGCCAGCAATATGTACAAAGCCACATCAAGCGGCTGGGTGCAGGTCAATCTGGGCACTGAAATTCAGTACACAAGCGCAACAGGCGGAACAACACCGATAGCAGTTGGTCAGACGATTGGCAATGCAGCAGCAAGCCCGACAAAGACGGCGATTGTGACGGCGGTACTTTTGAGAACTGGCGCATGGGGGACGAATGCCGTGGGCACGCTAGTCATTACTCCAGTGACAGGCACGTTTTCAAATGCAGACCCTATTTATGTGGGGGCAACACAAAAGGCCGTCGCATCAACAGCAGCAACAGCCATTACACGGGCGGCAGGCGGGACACTTGAGTTTGTCAATGCGAACTTCACAGGCTCGACAAGCACGCTCAAGATGTATGGCGCGGATGGTGTCAACTTGGCCTTCGAGTTTGACGGAACGACTTACGTGCCTATCCGCACAGGCATGGCAAATGATGCGCCTGAGCACATCGCATTCAATAAAAATTATTTGTTTCTCTCGTTTTACGGCAGTTTGCAGTTTTCAGCACTGGGCTCTCCTTACTCATGGACGGCTATCCTAGGCGCTGGCGAGATCGCAACAGGCGACCAAATTACGGGGCTTGTTGTCCAAACAGGCACGCAAAACGGGTCATCCATGGCGGTGTTTACCAAAGGCAAGACCTACATCCTTTACGGCACGAGTGCTGCGAATTGGCAATTGACGGTTTCAGTCTATGACTTAGGCACATCAGCTAGAACGGCGCAGTCGGTTGGGAATAATACCTTCGGCTTAACGGCTCGCGGTGTGTACAGCCTAATCACCACACTCAACTATGGCGACTTTGAGTTTGCATCAGTCACGCACCTAATCCAGCCGTATTTAGTTACCAAGCGCGGCCTAGAGACATGCTCATCAAGCAGCAAAGAAAAAGGCCAGTACAGACTCTATTTCAACGATAACACAGCGCTAGTCGTTGGGTTTACTGGTGACGAAGTAAGTGGCATGACAAGCCTTGATTACGGCAGGCCAGTTCGGTGCGTTGTAACTCAAACACTTTCAAACGGCAAAGAGGTTACGTTCTTTGGCTCTGATGACGGATACGTGTACCAAGACAACACGGGCACAAGTTTTGACGGACAGCCGATTGAGGCATTTATTCGGACAACCTTCAATCACCTCAAGTCACCACGGATTAGAAAGAAGTTTCGCCGTGCTATTTTTGAAGCGCTATCCAACGGGTATGCAAACGTCAAAGTGAGTTACGAGCTTGGATATGGATCTCTCGGGGTTGCTTCTTCGGACATATCCGACTACCCAATGATGGGCTCAGGCGGCTACTGGGATCAGTTTATCTACGAGAGCTTTACATGGGATCAGCCGTTTATCAATGAGCAGTCCATCAGCTTAGACGGTACTGAAAAAAACATCTCGTTTCTGTTTTATTCAAACAGGGCGCAAGACGTAAGCCACACATTCCAAGGCGTGAGTGTTCATTACACGCCTCAACTGCTGCAAAGGATCTAAATGACAAATCCATATTACAACCATGTATCAGGCGTTCCCGCCGCCGCATCAAAAGGGACGAGTTCTGCATTACGTGCAGAGTTTGACGCAGTAGCCGCAGGCTTTGAAGCGGTGGCAGCCGCATCATCGACAAGCATCATCCCGCCAGTTACAAGCAATAACGGGAAAGTTCTGACAACAAATGGCGTATCAACGCTCTGGAGTAGCATACTCAGCGCACTAGGCATTACAAGCTCGACGATTGACAGTTCTCCAATTGGCGCGACAACGCCATCGACGGGCGTATTTACTTCGCTTACAGCATCGTCCATTACGCAAACTGGCTCACTTGGCGCGGCTTTTAACATGGGCGGCTTCAAGGCGACA